TGATAAAGTTCTTACCATAACGAAGGTTGGCTATGAGATGAGCATCTTTTCCTTTCCACTCTGCCCATTGTTCCCCAACTTTTAAGTCAGGGAATGTCTCTTCAAGAGCAGTAATGTAGTTTTTCCAAATGGTCATACATCTTCCTCTTTTGTTAATTCAAAATCAGCATCTACTTTATCATACAATTCAAGGAATGCTTGCTTAGTCTCATCATCAAACCTGTTTACACAAACAGAAATTGCCTTTGCCTTATCATTAAAGATACTATAAGCACGAACAATATGAACCAAACGACGAGTACTGATGATTTCTTCTACACCACCATCGTAGAATGTTTTACGAATAATGTCACCCCAATCTACAAGTCTCTTACAAAACTCAGTGTCAGTAACACCTAACCGAGCAGCAACTCCACCTAAGATTTTAGACTCTATAGATGGTGATGGATAATCCTGTTCAAATGTTACTGGGAATCTTTCGAGGAATGCTTCATTGAGCACGTTAGTTCCAATAAATCTTCCGTCGTCTGAACCTTTACCCTTAGTATTTGCGGTTGCGAATACGTTGAATCCTCTTGCTGGTTTAATGAATCTTCCAATCTTTTTAAGGAAAATACCATTTCCCTCAAGGATGCTCTGAAGGCAGAGGATTTTGTTAGAGGCAAGGTCGATTTCGTCAAGGAGCAAGATTGCACCTCGTTCGAGTGCTTCAATGACTGGGCCATTGTGCCATACGGTTTCACCATTAACAAGACGGAAACCGCCAATAAGATCATCTTCATCTGTTTCGATAGTAATGTTTACACGAATAAGTTCTCTACCTAATTGAGCACATGCTTGCTCAACCCCAAAAGTTTTTCCATTTCCAGAAAGTCCAGTAACAAAAGTAGGATAAAAAAGTTTACTTTGTATAATTTTTTTAAGATCATTGAATGGACCAAATTTGACGAATGTATCATCTTTTTCTGGAACAAGACTTCTTTCAGTGGTGGATTCAGCAGCAGGAGAACTGAAAGACTTTTCAATGTTTTCAACTGCTGCTGTAGTTACTTCCAAATTCCATCTGCCCTTAGCAACTTTATATTTTTGTATTTTTTTGGTGACAGTTGAATAAGCAATATCATTGGCAGCACAGAAACCACGAACATCAGCAGCAACGAACTCATTTCCAAACGTACTTCTTAATCCGTCGATTGCTTGTTGTTCTGTCATTTTTAATTCGAAAGTCATAATTTAGTGATTTATTTATATACGTAGTATACCAATAAAAAAAGGGGTATAGTACCCCTAGTAGACACTTTAATTATTGGTCCAAATAAAGATTATCAATCATCATGATCATCCCAAGGATCTGCTAGACCTTTATTTGCAAAGAACCCTTTGTATATACCAAACGCTGCCAACAGTATAGTAATAACTGCTATTGAAATACCAAACGTAATATTTGGGTCTGCATTATAGTGTGGGATGATTGCGTTACATTTAGTCCAAGTACCTGGTAGTGTATACACAGGAGGACAAGAGAGTAACATGTCTCTAATTGCAATCATTTCTCCTACTCCAATCATTCGTTAGATCTCCATTCTTTTCTCATTTTAACATATGTATCACTTTTTGCAACTATGTCACGAACTTTCTTAAATATAGTAGCAGACTTAGCAAAATGACAAGTAGCATGATCTGGTTCTTGGGGTATTACGTTGCCTTCTTTATCATACTTTTTACCGTCTCTATGATTGGCATATCTCCTTGATCTTGTAAATCCCATCTCTAAAAATTTACGACACATATCCATACCGATGAAATCTTTTTCATCACGATAATCAAGATACATAGCGAATATCTTATTAGAAGACTTTACTGCAATCTCTGGATTTTTAAATCGCCAATGAGCACATATATCGTCAGTATAAGGGCGAACCAATAAAACCCCTTGCTCGCCTCTTCCGATACGATATAGTTTACGAGTTTCCTCATTTGTAAAATCAAGTCTCTTGTAATTGAGTTCATAATCAAATTCTTTCATAACCAGTTAGATCTATCACATCCCCATCTCTTAACTTCCATTGAGTGAAAACGGGTCTGCATATATTGTATCACAGATTTATAATCTGTGTTTGGTTTGCAAGAGAATAAATCACATCGAGCAATGTCATCCTCAGGCCATGTGTGTATACTCATATGACTCTCTGCAAGTAGAGCATAACCAGTAACACCATGTGGTTGAAATTTATGAGTGTCAACTTTTAATACTTCCAATTCAGCAATTTTTGCTGCCTCTATCAAGGTCTCTTTAACGTACTCCTCATCATCTAATGAAGAAGTTATAAGACATTGTTTTAAATCAAATAGAACGTGTTTCATTAAAATCCTTTAGATTTTTTCTTTAGTTTATCTAATACATGTATAACTGGAGGATTAAGAGATCTTGTATTCCACCAATGTTCTCTTACTTCTTCCCAACTTTTTACTGTAATTTCTTTGGTGTCATAAACTAATTTATAGTGATGACGATCATAAGGTTTATCACACGTTTGGGAAAAATAACGTGGATCATTTTTTTCAATTAAATTAGTCATAGCCAATTCGGTTTTCTGGATGGGTCACGAAGATAATTAGATGCAACCCAAGGTTTGCTCGATATATAACGTTTGTAAGCAGTAAAAGTGTCAATGCTTGTGTCATATTTAAACTCATCGGGACCTGCAAATGCGAAAGATGTGGGTGGTGGGCAAGATGGAAACATAATATCAGCACACTCAATAGTATGTTGACAACTATGAACCTTGTTGTACCTGTGTGTATATTCTGCACACAATGCAAGACCGTGTTCTATCAACCAATAGAAGTTAGTCTGTGCCCAGATAGTGCAAGGATGATTACGAAATGCACCCTTGTCTGTTTTGTATGGAGTACCATCAAGTTTAGGTAATGTGCCAAAACCATGACCCCACTTTTCGGATGCAACAATAGCAAGCATCTGACATGTCTCCAAAGGCATTTTAACAATATGCTTATCAGGTAAGCACTGAGCAGACTTATAGGGTGATGGGTCGGTTACAAAAATGTTCATACTGATATTATACCACTAATTCTACAAATTCGCCAAGTATTTTTTTATTCATTTTTTTAGTCTTAAGACTCTTTACAAAAGCTCTTTTGATTTGTGCTTTTGTTGCATCTTCCTTTACCTCAAACTCATCTTCATTAGCAAGTGCATTTGCAGATAATCCAAAGTAAGAATTATATCCAGAATTTTTAATTGTAAATGACCTTTCTTTTTTCCATCTCTTCATTATTTTTTCATAAACATCACCTTCATATCCAGTATACTGTCTGATAAATTGACCAGCATCTCTATTAGAAATAACTCTTATTCCAATAAGATTTGTGTTGGAAAAAGTTTGTCTCAAATCTTTCAATAACAAATCTGTAATCTCTGCCCAACGTCCTAATCCTTCACAGGAATAAGTATAACCTGTCTTACGATTACGCAATACACAGTTGTCACTAACATAATTACTTCCCATCCAAGGTTCATCTTCATAAGAACGATTAAACTCTTTACTATACATCATAGGAGAAGCTTCTCCATCTGTAAGAATTACACACTGAACTTTCTCTACATTATTATTATTCTTGAATTGTGGAAGAATTTGATGAAGAGAAACAATTGCTTCATTCAATGGAGTTCCAGAAAGATTCATTCCAATAGGAACATGATATTGAGTATAGATAGAACGAGAAAATGCACATGCCAATCTAAAAACACTTTTCATTTGAAGTTGCAACTCCTTATTGTTAGTTTTACTAGTGAATAAATTCATCATAGAAAAAGTTTCTGTAACAAGAGCTAAACCTTCTTTCTTTTCATAAGCAAGTCTATGAAATGTATCTCCAACTGGTGGATGATCATTAGTAAAAGCATAAACCTCAAATGGAATATTAACTTTTTTACAAAACCACAATAGATTGTAAAGTTGCTTAATAGTGTCAAGCAAAACATCATGCATTGAACCTGACCAATCAAGAACAAATACCAATCCATGATTCTTACCTTCAGCAAGAGTGGTTACTTTTTTGAATAAGTCTTCATTATATTTGTAAGTATGTAACTTAACAGTATCCAAAACACCTGTTCTTGCAGTAGTGGCACGTGCATAAGAACTAGCAGCTTTCTTACACTCAAACTCTTTTACAAGATAATTAACTTCCTTTTGAGCATTTCTTTTAAACTCTACAAACTTAGTATCAACCTCATCAAAAAGATCACCTAAAAGATTTAATTTTTTTTCTTTTAGTATTTTTTCCCAATCTTGTTGTTGAGACATCCAAGATGCATTAAGATTATTATGTATAAATTCATTATCAATAACAATTTTTTTTAAGTCTAACTTAGGTAATTCAAAATAAACATTTTCACGATCACTGTGAATATTAGTAAGATCTTTAATAGCATCTTCTAAAGCATCAGCAGTTTCAACTTGTGGTTCATTTTGAAATCCACCTTGAGACTGAGGTTGAGGTTGAGATTGTCCCTCACTATCTTCTATGTTTTGAGACTTAGTTTGATAATCTCCTTCTCCTTCCTCATTTTCTTCATTACCACTATCATTAGGTGTATTTCCACTACCTTCAATATCCATTCCAGAATCTGTATCAATTTCCTCTTTTTGCTTATTCTCAAGTTCTTCCTTACAGAAATCATATAAAGCTTGTGCTGCAGATAAGGTTTCATCAAACGTTTCTGCATCTTCAATTAAACGAACAATAGAAGTTTCAGTATCTGAAAAAGATATATCATTCCAAGCACCAACCTTGAAATATAGATTAACCCGATCAGCAAGATTAAAATCAGTGAGATCTTTACCATCTACATCAAAGAAATCTTGATCATTGAGTTCATTATATCCTGTATAGAAACATTTAGAAAGTCCTGCATATCTTCTTTTCATTAACTTCTCAATTCTTACATCCTCCACAATATTCACAAATGATGGTGGTATTTGTATTTCTTCATACCAATTTCTATCAGGTGTATAAAGAGCATGTCCCACCTCATGTGCCACCAATGCATCATATACATTATTGCTTGCTCTATCCCATTTAGGAAGAGTTAGAACACGAGTATGAACATTAAACTCAGCAGTGTCAACAACTTTATGTTCTACTATAAGATCTTCCGTTGCAAGAAGTTTAGCAAGTTGAGATTTGATTTCGTGTTTTACTGGCATGTGTTTTCTTAATTATGAACCTATTATACGACGAAACCCTACCGTTGGCAGGGTTTAGTAGACGCTTTATCAACTGTCTACGTCTTTCTCTGGAGGCACGTAGTGCCTGTGGTTTAAGTTTTCGTTTGGCTTCCTTCTTAGAGTGGTGTTGCCAGTTTGGAGTGTTCATGACACTATACGGGAGAATCCTTTTATTTTATCAAATTTTAACACATTGTCAAATTTATCATGTAGATCAGACTTATGAGAGATCACAAAAATATTAGCGTCCTTAACGACAAATTTAATAATTTTAAGGAACTCATCAGTTCCAAAACCATCAAGGGAACTATCAAATACCTCATCCATGATAAGAAGATTTGTATTTACAGAGTTTTTTACTCTAGCAACTTCTCTCCATGTGAAGAGTAATGCTAAGTCAATTCTCATCTTTTCACCTTCACTGAATGATGAATATGAAAAATCCTCATGAATCGGTGATTTAACCGTTTCATTGAACTCTTCATCCAATGTAAAGTTAATATAAAAATCCATCAACTGTAAGTATCTATTAACCTGCTGATTTATAAAAGGTAGATACTTCTTGATTATCTTTGTCTTTACTCCATCATCTCTCAATAGAGAATATGCAAAATCATAATGAGTGATTTCATCTCTTCTTGAGGATAGATCCTCTATTGTTTGTTGGAAATTTTTTTTAAACTCTGTTAATTTCTCATGCTCAGTATTTCTGTTTTTAAACTGTTTGGTAATTCTTTGAACTTCTTCTTCAAGATCTCTGATTTGTCTCTGGCTGAAACTGATACGAGTATTGTTTTGAGAAATGTCATGGTTGAGTTTAGTGATCTCCTGTGATAATTGGGTGAAGTGACGTTCTCGGTCTTGCTCTTTGTTGATAGTCTCTTCAAGGTCTTTATAACCCTTCTGGAGTTCCTTAGCTTTAGTTTGAACGTCACTAATTCTATTTAAACGAAACTCTTCTTCTATTGGTTGAGTGCATGTAGGGCATGTTACATTATCACTAAAGAACTTATGTTCCTTAGTAATGGTTGTTACTTTTTGAGTAATTTTACCCTTAAGATTGTTTAGTTTCTTTAACTTTTCAGATGCACCATTAAGTTTTTTTTGCTTTTCTGTAAGACCATATACATTATCTTCTAATCCCTCAGTTTGCATTATAAGAACACATATCTCATCACTTAACTTATCTCTTTTCTTTTGATTTTCTGCAATATTAGTCTTTCCTTGCTCCTCTAACTCTTTGATAAAATTTTTCTGCATGGACATCTTATCTTTAAGATTATCTTTCTTAAGATCAAGAGATCTTACTTGTTCTTTTTGTGAACGAATCTTTTCTTTAATAAGATTATTCATTGCAGAAAAAATACGAATATCTAAAAGATCCTCAATAACATCTCTACGATTAGCACCTGTTAATTGCATAAAAGGAACAAATGTACTACTACCTAAAATTACAATTTGTGTAAACGATTTATAATTTACTTTTAATATAGTTTCTTCTAATATTTTTTGGTTAGTTCTATCATCAGCCTGTTTATGTAGTGGATTACCATTCACTTCAATATCAAATATGTTTGGTTTAATCCCACGTCTAACCAAATAATCTCTATTATTAACATTAAATTCTATTTCAAC